TATTTGGGGTGCTGTGTAAAAAATTCCAAGTCAGCAGGCCAGCACTGTTGATTGGGTTCATATTGAGTGACAGGATTTACAACCTCACTTATCAACTAACATCCTTACATACGGTAGACGATCTGATCACAAGGCCTATCTTTATTTTCTTGATGGCATGTGTTATACTGTTACTGTATTGGGGAATAACAAAGAGGAGTCGTTTAGACTATGCTTAAGAAAACAATAATAGCGTTGGTGTTGATGACAACAACGGCATTGGCAGATTACAACTTGATCGTGCCACAAAAACCATCTGGTGGAACTTCTGTGTGGGCACAGATAGTTGTAGCGGAATGGGAGAAACACCTAGGTGAGAAGATCAATCTCATCTACAAGCCAGGTGCAAGAGATCAACTAGGACCTAATGAGTTCCAAAATGAACTAAGGTTCGACGACAAGACTATACTTGTATCACACGGTGGTAATGGTATATCATATCTTACAGAGCCTGTAGATTACAATTATTTTGATTGGGAATCAGTGGGACATATGAACCTAAACATCATCGTTGGTGCTAGGAACAAAGCGGACACAGTAAATGGACCAATACAGTTTCCATCAGGATCTGGTATGACTCCAGAGATAATGGCTATCGTAATGTTACTTGCAGGACCAAACAACGATCCAGTAAAAACATTCGAAGACAAGATCGTTTGGGTGAAAGGTATGAAAGGGTCTGAGAGGAGACTGGCTTTCATCAGAGGTGACTTGAATGCAACAAGAGAGAATCCTGCGGCATACAAGAAACACGTGATGCCAGTGATCAAGAAAGGCGATGCCTACACTTGGTTCCATCATGGATTGCTTAATGTAAAAACAGGCGGACACGATAAAGATCCAAACTTCACTGAGCCAACGTTCGAAGCATTGTTTGAGAAAATGCACGGAGTTGCACCAAGTGGTGACTTCTACGATGCATACAAACTTGTTAAGAGTTGGAGAGATGCTTTACAGAAAGCGTTCTGGGTGAACAAGGGCAATCCAAACAAGGACAAACTCGTTACCGCACTTGACAAGATGATAAAGGATCCTGAGTCAGTTGCCGCCATAGAGAAGAAGGTCGGCAAGTACGAGTGGAGGACAGGTGCTGAAGGTGACGCCGCAGTGAGGACACTGAAGTCATTCATCACACCAGGTGCATTGAAGACACTGTCTGATTTTGGAAAGAATCAGTTGGGTTACAATGCCATCTACAAGGAAGAGTTGACAAAGTAATGTACATATTGTTTACAGGGGCGCCGGGATCAAAGTGGAGTAGTGTCGTCAAGAATATCTACTGGAGTGATGACATAGATCACACAGACTATTCTGAGGCGAGGACATACTGGCACGATGCTGACACCCCTGGCAATAAACATCTAATGCACATTGGTGCTTACTGGGATCCGGGAATGGAGTTCGTCAACAGAGATTGGGACGGACCTTTCTCGGGCACAGGTAAAAGAATTATCAAGTCACACACATTCGCACACAGATTGAATGAACTAAAAGACAAGAGCCATCCGATCGTAATGGTCTACAGGAATGACTTTGAATGTTTGGAATGGTGGAAACTGTGTGGGGAGTTCAACATAACATATCCCAACTATCAGTGGTATGAGAACCTAGATCGTATGTGGGATCACATACAGGCAGAGAACAGAGACACTATGCAGTTCATTCACGACAACAGAGAAAGAATCTCAAGGGTCAAGGACAACGTGGAACTTTGCAATCATTTGGAAATTAGTTTCCCTTCACATAAAGCAAAGGTACATAATTACGCAGAAAAGGGAATACAAGTCTATGTCTACAAGTAATTGGGAAGACGCAAAAGCAAGAAGCAACTATCACTTCAACAAATGGCACCCTGACACGGATTGTGTTGAACATCTGGGCAAGTTCACAGGTGGATGGCAGACAGAACTACAGGCAGTGATAGAAGATGCCAAACCCTTGAACTGGGGCAACCGTAGGGAAGGTACTGGCAGGGAAAACGTCAATGTCGATGTGGAAGCAGAAGAGAATGATCTAAGGACAGCAGGCGCTGATCCCAAGATGACCATTTACAGAGGTCTGGCAGACTTCACAAAATGTCCAACCCTGCAAAGGATGACTGACTTCTTTGCTATGACATCTACAAAATCTAAACTACACATACAGTTCACAGGTGAGGTATTGAACATGCACATAGACAAGTTATATGACCTAGATGCTGATCCGAACAATGTTGTCCGTATAATGGTCATGCTACAGGATTGGGAACCTGGACAGTTTCTAATGTATGGAAATGAACAGTTCGACAGATGGAGGGCAGGAGACATACACAAATTTGATTGGCAGAACATTCCACACGCAACCGCAAACGCCAGCAACAAGCCCAGACCCATGTTGGTAATCACAGGTGTGATAACAGACACGACCAGAGACATACTAGCAAATCCAATAAAGAAAAAAATATAGACACATTCAAACTTTTAATATAATATAAAGTATGAACAAAAAGATATTCGCCCAATTATTGGCACACAGCAAAAACGATCTCACGAAGATAACACAACCATATATCTTGGAAACATTCGGTGTGGAAGTGGAACGTTGCGACACAATGGAGCAATACGTGGAGGCAATAGACGACGCCTGTCTGCACAAGTACTTCTCCAAGTACTGGCAGAACGACATGAAGAAATGGAAGTACTCGGGTGTGGCACTTATCGACGAAGTGAACAGTCTCAAACCAAGGGCAGTTCTTGATGTAGGCTGTGGCTATAACGAGTTCAAGGGCAAGATAGACAATCTCATAGGCATAGATCCCTACAACGATCGAGCGGACCTACAGGTCAGCACACTGGAGTACAAGACGGATCAACGATTTGACGTGATCATGTGCTTGGGTTCGGTGAACTTTGGTAGCCGGGACAAAATAATCGCGGAAGTGTCGAGATGTGTGAACCTGTTGGCAGAGGGAGGTACCATGTTCTTCAGGGTCAACCCAGGTGTGCAACACGACAAACCCGAGGCAGATTGGATAGAATTCTTTGCCTGGAATGTTCCGTTTATAATAGAACTGGCAGAAATTTTAAACTTAAAAGTGTTAGATATACGTGATGACACAAATTCACGAAAGTATTTCGTGTATCGCAAAGTAAAATGAAGACGTTGCTGGTAAATGGTTGCAGTTACGGAGAGTGTTGGAATCCTTCAGAAGATTTTGTTTCAGGCATAGGTTGTAATAAGGTTGTGAATATTTCAAAGAGCGGGACAAGTTTCCAAAGAGCCTGCAGGACCACAATAGAATGGATAGCACAGAACGGCTCCCCCGGCATGGTCATGTTACCATTGACATTTACGCACAGGTGGGAACTGGCACTCAACAAAGATGAGGACGAGATTGACGGAAGTTGGGTGCCATTACAAAATTCAAACTACTTGAACGACAGTTTCAATCTGGAGGACTCCTTAATAGATGATATACATAAATTGTGTGATTATTACTACAAAATCATACCAAACTTAAAAACATATTGGGACCTTATGTTCACTAACATTATCATGATATCGGGTTTTCTAGAAAGCAGGAATGTTCCTTACCTGATATGGGACATGTGCAACGGATTTGACAAGGGGCACCTTAACAGACCAACTAAAAATAAGGAAAGATACAAAGCCTTTGAAAAGATAAACCTGATATCGGAAAACGAAAGGATTATTGATATCTGGAAGTTCTGCGGCAACAAATTTATGTGGGGCACGATGCCCTACGATCGTAGGAGAACCACGCCGGAGTATAGACATCATCATAACGAGATACAATACAAAGAGCTAGAAAAGTACATTCTTACCTATCTAAAAAGCATAGACCAATAGACTTATGCTAGAATTGTGCTACAATAAGGAGTAAATACCTACAATGCAGAAACATACAAAAAGTTTATTAGAAGAACTGAGCTCAATGCCTCTCAGAAGAGACAAGGAAGAAGTCGTGGAAAGCAGGGCTTCTCACATCCTTGAAAGTGCGATCAGGCTGATGACCTACATCCGGGAAAACTTCGACCAAGACACAGCATTCAAACTGGAAAAGAAATTCAACTCAGCACTCAAGAACATGGACGCATCCAAGTTCAGCAAAGGCGTCGCTCGTATCAAAGAGAACAGAGACGTCAAAGAGAATCTACTCAAAATCAAAGACGGCGAATACCAAGAGGACTAACCAATGTTGATAGAAGATGTCCTAACAGAGTTTAAGAGGACACACCTTGAACACATAGAGGACATAGTGATAACCGACGGCTACGAGGGCGGCAAGGCTGTAATAGAATACTTCAGAGGACTACTACTGACACTTAAAGGCACAAGTTCAGAGGCCATGAGTGTGTCTGTCAAATGGGATGGTGCACCTGCTGTGGTATGTGGTACTAATCCTGACAACGGTAAGTTCTTTGTGGGTACCAAGTCAGTGTTCGCCAAGAACGCAAAGATCAATTATACCAAGCGAGACATAGCAAACAATCACGGTACAGACGACCTAGGACAGAAGTTATTAAAGTGTCTTGTACATCTCAAGAAACTTAACATTCAAGGCGTGGTGCAAGGTGACCTATTGTTTACTGACGAGGACATCATACGTAAGAACGTGGACGGCAAGCCTAACCTAACATTCACACCTAACACAATCACGTATGCAGTACCAGAAGCAAGTGATCTAGGCAAACAAATAGATAGAGCAAAGGTAGGAATCATATTCCATACAACATATGTTGGTGATAGCCTTGCGGACATGAACGCCCAAGGTGGGGCAGATGTTGGTTCATTCGCCAAAAGCAATGATGTGTTCTTTGACAACGCAACGTACAAGGACGTGTCAGGCAGTGCCAAATTTACTGATGACGAAACAAAACAATTTTTCAACGGCATAGAGAAGTTAGAGACACTTTTGAATGGTGTGCCACGGAACCTATCGAGTGTGTTGGGACAGAACCAAGACTTCATACCCATGTTCCAAATGTACATCAACGCAATGGTAAGGGAAGGCAAACTTCCTAACGATGCCAACAAGTTCTTGTTGGGTTTTAAAAAGTTCTACACAGACAGAATGCAACAGCAGATGTCAGGACTTAAGGCACAGAAGGCGTTACAACTGAGACAGGACAAGATGAAACAGATGCCAGTGTTCCTGAACAGAGCGAAGAAGCCGTTACAGGCTATGCTAACTTTTTACAGAGCAGTGCAGACTATGAAGGCATTTGTGCTCAAGAAAATGAACCAAGCACAGGCCATAGGATCGTTCCAACAGACGGATGGCGGACTAGAGGTAACAGAACCAGAGGGCTTCGTCGCAGTGGACAAGTCAGGCAACGCTGTTAAGTTGGTAGATAGGTTAGGATTTTCAAGAAGAAACTTGACGGCTATCAGCAAATTCAAGAAATAGTTCTAAGGTCTTGTTGATCTGAGCACTTAATTTTGCCTCATTAAAAAAAGTATCATAATTGTGCTTTCGGAGTGCTTGTGTCTGCAGGTAAATGTCTTGCCATTTCTTGTTGCCGCTTTCTACAACACTGCCTTGGCTACACTTTGCCTTAAGATCTTTACATAGGTCCACTAACTTGTGAATCCGTTCATCACTGTCTTTCTCGAGATCATAACTCTCATCAAAGTAATTGCCAAATGTCTTGAATCCTATCTCCCTTAATTTTTGCAGATATAGATAATTGCCATGCACTACAAAAACATGTTTGGCTATTATAGGCTTCCATATCTTCTCGGTCATGAATACCTCATAGTCGTTGTCATTGGTCTCTGACACTAATGAACACACCGTATCATTGTATGGTAGTTCAAAGATGTCCTGGTCCCAATGCCCCTCACGTAATGCATATTCCTGTGCCCATGGTAGTTCATATCTGGAAGGCAACACACGTTCATTGTGGGGGTGGGAATGGAAGGTGTGTATGCTGTTATCCAGGACGCCATGTTCCAATAATTTATCATAGAGTTTTATCCTGTGATTTCGCACTGTTTTGTTCAGATAAAGAAAATCCTTTTTTTTGTGCCAATAACTGCCGTTGTGATCGTGTGTGAAATTGAATTCGCTGTCTTTGTGTTTGATGTACATGTAAAACCAAAACCAACTTACCCCACCTGTCCATTTGATATGTTCTAAGTTTATGTCAGGATATTGTGTTTCAGCGTTGACGTTTTCCAAAGATTCCCATGGTGTTGCTTTTATGAAGTTGAAACCTTGACTGTGCAATAAATCACAACGTCTATTCAACTCTATACTGTATTCCTTGTTCTTTTCAAATGACCTGTTGACTTTTCTGCAATCGAGAATAGCGAACTTCCTGTCATAACTGTCTAAATCAAAATCATGCAAGGTAAAATATTCTCCTGTCATGTCAAAAGTCTGATCGGCTATGCTGTGCAAATTAACAAATTGTTCTAGTTGCTGGTGAGGGCCAGTTTTCATTATGTCTGTGAGAATAAAGTTTCGTTGCATATAGCCTATAAATACCTGTATGTTAACACCATTTCTTAAGTATGTATCTGAGGGCAAGGTTATAAGACGGCATAATGACTTGCAGAGATTCACTTTCCCAGAGGTCACAGAGAGGATATATCTCAGTTTCCTGGCACTGGCCTTGATGAGCCAACACAAGGACACAGCAGATTTCGCCAAGTCATACGCGGACCAGACCATGGCCAAGGGCACGTTCGATCAAGTCAGGATGATCAACAACGATCTATCCAACATGCTGGCCATAGTGTCAGGTGATCCCGAGATCACCAAGAAGCTCAAGAACAAGGACCAAGCACAGGCCATGAGACAGAGACAACCGGTGCCCGTGATGGCGCTGAGGAGATACCTGAGGACCTGGGAGGATCACTACCGGAATCTAACACATCTTGAGAGGGCACTAAACATAACAGACGCCAACCTCAAGAACATCAGGCGAGCAGTGGCCAACTACACCAAGTTGGATTCAAAGATGAAGATACAGACCCTACACAGACTGCAACAGCAATTACAGGCCAAACTGCCCAACACAGACATACTGAAAAAATTCAAGGAACTGTAATGGAAGAACCAAGAAAAATCTGCCATAGGTGCAACTGCGATCCACACTGCGATGAGTCCTGCTCTAACTGTGAGAAGTGTGATCACTGTGACTGTGACAGATGCCTAGAGAGGGCATTTTGAAAATGATCAAATATATCTGTGAGAAGTGTGGGTGTGAACAGCACTGTAGAAAATCCTGTACCGAGTGCAGGGACTGTCCAGATTGTGCTTGTAAAGAGTGTGATGCCAAACGAAAATAGTTACTGGGTCTACTACCTCAACCATACCGAACCCACGTACCTAGAAGAGGCAGGCAACGGTCAACAGGCGCAGAGGGACAACAGTTTAAAATATGTAAAGCGTTGGAGGAATGCCCTCGACATAGGTGCCAACGTGGGCGAATGGGCAAGACCCTTGTCCAAGAGGTTTGACAAGGTCATTTGTTTTGAACCAAACCCCAATTTCAGAGAATGCTTCAACAAGAACATCACAGAATCAAATGTGACACTGTATCCATATGGGTTGAGCACACATGCACACACGGCCGAACAGGGCACCAATCACACACATCTAAACTACGTGGTGGGGGACACCAAACCCAGGGAAGGTGACATAGAATGTCGATCCCTTGACAGTTTCGATCTCCGTGATGTTGACTACATCAAGATAGATGTGGATGGGTTCGAGATACCAGTGCTCCAAGGTGCACAGCAGACCCTGAAGAGAAACAATCCTGTGATCAACATCGAGATGAAGGAACGCAAGAGGCCCAAGATAGTCGAGGAATCTAGGAAAATACTGCGGAACCTCGGTTATGACCGTCACTCACGTGTGAGAAGTGACGAAGTGTGGCTGAAATCGTAATATTACAGCATAATTTACCAACTTTACCACTAAATACTTGCAACGTGATACCTGAGCGGTGTCACTGCATTTAGTAATCAGAAAAAAGGAGGATAACAAAATGCCAATTTCAGAAAACAACACTACATTCGTAGCGGCAAATGGATCACAATTAGGTAAAGAACTTGAGTTCTTAACAGTTGACGCTGGCGAAGAATTAGCGAACCACACAGGTAAAGATGGTACGCTACAAGCAATCGAACAAACGATCATGGCTTACGGTAACATCGTAGGTGCTGGTCCGTTATTCGACACAAACGCTTCAAAAACATACATCGTTGAAGGTACTGACATGTTTGTTGGTGCTCCGGCATCAGCAGGTGGATCATTCACATTCACAGAGCAATCTGAGGGTGGATCTGCTTCAACTTTACTTGCGGCTATCAAAGCATTAGGTACAGTTGATTCAATCGACTTGAACGACGGTGGTACAACAGCAGTTGTTAACGACTTAGAAATGTAATAATCATTTCTAGTCCGATGACTAGTTTACCAAAGGGCGGATCATTAATTTGGTTCGCCCTTTTTTTTACCCTTAAATAATCGCATGCCAACACAATTAGACTTTGCCATTGACATCATATTGAGTGGCGACTCCAAGCTCAGGGACAAGACTCCAC